CGCCCATGTCAGCCCAAGGCACTCTGCCGGGCGCATCCCCTGTAGGAGTGCGGCCACCCACCGGGAGGCGTCGGGCCGGCGCGTGGCGGTCTCCAGAAGGGCAAGCGCGTCGAGCAGTGGGATGGCGTCACGGTCGTTCTCCCCCTTGTCGGGGCCGGACACCAGCATGACGCCCTGCGGCACGATGTGGCCCTCGAGGACGGCGGCCCGCAGCATCCCCTTGAGGACGAAGTGGGATCGGCGCGCCGATGCTGCAGCGAGCCCTGCGCCGGACATGGCGCGCATCACCGCGGCCACGTCACTGGGTGCGAGCTGGTCGAGACGGCGGTGTCCGATGGTGGGCACGATCCAGTTACGCACGAGCGAGGCGTTGGCGTTCCATGCGGTGGGCCGCAGCGTGGCTTGCGTGGTCTCGAGCCACTGGTCTGCCCAGCGCTTGACGGTGGGCTTGCCGCCAGCCTTGGGCGCCTCCGCCTGCTCGGCCTTGCGCAGGGCTGCGACGAGTTTGCGCTTGGCCTGCAACTCGGTGCGGGCGACGACCTTCCTGCGGCGTCTGGTGCCGCGTGCCGTCCACCCCGCCTCATAGGTGCCGACCCACCTGCCGAGGCAGTCGTGCGGCGGCCTGACGCCAGCCACAGCCGGGGGGCAGGTGGCGTGGTCGTGCTCTTGGAACACCGATCCGGTGCCGTGCGGTCGTCGTGCCACGATCCACTCCTGGGGGTAGCCAATGGGGGAGCCATTGCCAGCAGTCGCCAGCGACTGCCAGCATAGCGTTTCCGCTGGTCAGGGGCGTGCGACTGCTCCACGGCTACCCCATTGTATTCCCTCGTAATGAATAGGTCATCGGTTCGATTCCGATAAGCGGCTCAGACCCTAGAGGCCCCGTCACCTGCGGAAACGTGGTGACGGGGCCTCCGTCGTCTCGCAGCCTCATCGCCCATAGGGAGCCAGTTGGGTAGCCAACCTGAATCCGGGCATGACGAAGGCGCCCCCGACCCACTGAGGGATCGAGGGCGCGGCGGCACTTATGACCTTGTGAAGAAAGTTGCTCAAACCTTGGGGGGTAGACCGGGTGCCGCGACATATAAGAGGGCATGGCCCGTACAACGCGAGAAGCGCCCGCCCCCGCTCCATTACGGAGGAGGGCGGGCGCTGTTGGTGCTGTGTGGTAAGCGGGGCTACTCGGCCGTGCTCACCATTCCCAGGTGCAGGTCATGACGGGTCGCCTCCTTCGCGCTCGTCGACCCAGCCCGTGGCGGTGTCGTGGGCTGGGCTGCGGTCGGACGTGTAGCCCTGGTTGGGGGTGCCGTACACGCCGAGGGCAGTCAGGACGGCGATGGCGCCGACGAGCCACTTGGGCGCCTGCGGGGTGACGAGTGCCGCGATGGTGGCAACGGTGCCGAGCCAGGCCACCCACGCCTTGGCCTTGTCGCGCTGGCTGGCCGGCAGGATCGATACGAGACGGTCGAGCATCATGACTCCTTGTGGCGTCGGGGTTTGGAGTGAGACAGGGCGAACTCGAGGGCAGCCAGCCCGACGAAGGTGCCGACGACGCTGGCGAGCACGACCACGCTGTAGCCGATAAGTCGCGCCCAAGGCGCCGACTGTTCGAGGGTCAGTGTCATGGCTCAGGCGGGCGGGGGCTCGAGGTGCACGGTGTAGCCAGCGAGCGCGTCGGCGGCGCCTGCCTTGGCTGCGGCCTGCACAGAGGCGAGGTCCACGGTCCCGGTCGACTCGATCTGCGTGACGGCCGAAGCGAGCGCGGCGTCGCGCGCCGCGTCCTCCGCGGCGTTCTTGGCGAGCGCAGCGAGGATGGCCTGCTGTCGGGTGGCGAGGTCGCTGTAGCGCTTGGCTTCAGCAGCGCGGTCTGCGTCGGTGTACATGTCGTCTTCCTCCAATGGACTGGTTGTTGCGATGTTGGCTGCAGCGAAGAACCGCGCGAGGTTGACGCGGCCCGGGTCCCAGTGAGACTCGCCGTCGGGGTAGTGGCAGTGGCCCCACCACTTCCCGCCGCCCGCGTCGCCGGTCATCGTGGCGAACGAGCGGACGACGTTGGCGCGGTCGGTGCTCGTCGTTGCGGGCCGGTAGATGAACTCGGGACGCACGCCCCACGACGCGATGGCGCGCATCATGGCGCGGAACTTGGGGCCGGGTCGCCAGTCGGCTCGAGCGGTCCAGTCGTCAGTGGACCCGACGACCTCGATCTGGATGTTGATGGTGCCGACCCGGTTGTGCGAGACGCCAGACGGCACGGCTGCGCTGCCCATGAGTGCGCGTGCTGACGCATCGAGCGGGAAGTATTGCCCAAGCCGGTCGTCAGCGAACGAGTAGAGCAGGTGCGGTTCAGCTTTCTTGCTGGTGAGCACGCGGTGCATGTCGCCGAACTGTGTCGGGGCGGACACGGTGCAGTGCAGGGTGGCACGGGGACCGCCCTTGCCGGACATGGTTCCGTAGGTACCTGCCGGGGTCAGTCGCTCGGCTTCCGGGATCCAACGCTCTCCCATGGGTCAGTCCTCTTCCATTGATGTGGCAGGCAGTGGGGGCGGGTTCGGCTGTGTACGCACGACGTCCCAGTTGACGTGCAGGTGGCGGCCCCACTCCCACCACTCGTGCAACTTCCGGGTGAGACGGAGGATCCGCACGTCCATCTCGTCGATGGCTATGTCCTGCTTGAGCGAATCGGACCTAACCTCTTCAAGCTGGGCCTTGACCTGCGCAGTCTCGGCGACTGCAGTAGCCGTCTCCGCGCGGGCTACAGCCACGTCCGACACAGCCTTAGCTGCGGAGACCTGTGCATCGCTGGCCGCAATGGCAGCCTCGGCTGCCTTGGCTGCAGCAGAGGTCGACAGGTCCATCAGTTTCTGCAGCGTGTCGGCCTTGTCGGCCGGCTCATCCCTGCGGTCCTTGCGGATGGCCAGGTATCCGGCCACGACGCCGCCCGGAACCACGAACGCGACAGCCCACTTGATGAGCTCCCCGACGTCGTTCACGACAGCTCGTCGATCCGGCTCACGTCACGCATGGACAAACCGCGCTGCCACCGACACCCCGCCCACGAGAGGCAGGAGAAGGTCGAGATCAGGATGCGCGTCGCGGTCTGGTCGGCTTGCGGGCCGGCGACGATGAGGATCAGCGAGCCGTGCACGAGGGTGAGCACTGCGACCAGCACCAGCCCGACCATCTCAAGCCGTCGTGCTCTCAGGACGATGCCGAGAAAAGCGAAGGCGCCGGCGATGAGCATGCCGACGTTGTAGGCGAGCACGACTGCGCCGATGGCTTCGACGATCGTGGGTGAGGGTCTGATGATGCCGAGCACGCCGACGAGGATCACGCCGAGACAGAACGCGAGGCCCATCACATCAGGCCAGGCGTACCCCGCCCGACGTATCCGGCGCACTAGGCGCTGTGGGCTCATCGGTACAGTCCCCGGAGTTGGCTCAGGTCCCACGGGATCGGGGCCAGCGGGGTCAGCGTGCCGGTCACCATGATCGAGCCCTTGTGCAGCGTGTGCGCCAGTCCGAGACAGTGGCCCAGTTCGTGGCCGGTGATGCGGTGGGCCCACGTCATCGCGGCGTGCGGCGTCAGAAGGCGCACAGTGCACGAGGTGATCGTGGTGCCGCTGACGGACCACGAGGACAGCCCGACGTAGGCGAGGTAGGGGTCCTCGATGACGGTGATGCAGCCGGGCGCGCACGGGGTCGTGACGACGACGATGGGGACCCCGCTGGCGGCCCACTCGTGGGCGGCCTGAGCGACGCCCCAGCGGGCGTCTCCCGTGGCGTCGTAGACGCGGATGGTGCCAGCCCAGCGTGCGCCGATGTCCTCAGCCTGGGCGGGTGCTGGGACGGCGACGAGCAGGGCGAGGGCGAACGCGAGTGCTGCGACGAGCCGTGTGCGCATGACGTGCTCCGTTTCCTAGACGAACTCGAAGCCGCCGCGGGCGACCAAGATGGGTGCGAGCGCGGCCGGGACCTGGAGCTCCTGGTTCGGCTCGACGGTGACCTTCAGCTCAGGGATCTCGACGTGCGTCTCGCTGGTGCAGCGGAGAGTGGTCATGGGCGTTCCTCTCGGGGTCAGGTGACGACGCGGACGCAGCACTCACCGAGAAGGCAGGTGAAGGTCTCGGCGCCGGTGACGCCGTTGATCAACATGACGACGTTCAGCGACGTGACCCCGGCGGGCACGTCGACCTCGTACTCCCAGCGCGCGATGTCGCGCGGGGCGATGAAGCCTTGGACGAGGGGCGTGACCCACGGCGGGCCGCCCCACCAGATCTCGAACCGCAGGCCCTTGAACGACGCCGCGGTCGCCGTGCTGACATCGACACGGTTCTCGGCCGACACGACGAGGCGCTGCCCGGGAACCACGGTGATCGTCTGCGTGTTGAACTGCCCCAGCCCGCCGGCCGCTCCGCTGACGACGTCCCGGAAGGCGAAGCCGCGGAAGTCTGGGTCAACGACCTTCGTGCCGGTGTGGCCGGTTGCCGGCGTCCACGACCAGTTCAGCGAGATCGGGGACCCGTTCACGAGCATCGGGTCCACCACGAGGTTCCCTCGGCCGAGGGCGCGACGCTCCGGCCGGCCGATAAGGCCGATGCCGCGCGCCGCGAGGGTGGCTCGGGCCAAGTTCGCCATGGCCACGTGAGCCGCCTGCGACGGGTGGATGTTGTCGCCGGAGTTGTAGCCGGAGGCGAAGCCGGTGCCGCCGTCGGTGAGCAGCGCGTGGAAGTCGAGGAGGGGCAGGTCTCGGGCGGCGGTGAACTCGGCCAGCCACGCGTTCCACGCGAGGAGATCGGCCTGTCCCCCTGCGCCCAAGTTCGGGAGGGGTGTGATGTTGCTGGGCACGAACAACGCATCCGCGTCGCGCGACTTGTCGGCGATGGTGGTGACGTTTCCCTGGAAGGTCGCGAGCGACGATCCTGCGGCGAGGTCGTTGGCGCCACCCGTGAAGAGGATGACGGTTGGGCTGAACAGAAGCGTGTCGTAGATGTGGGCTGCGATCTGGGTGGTGGTCTCGCCCCCGGTGGCCGTGCTGCCGACGAGCTCGAGACACTGGTCGGACGTTTCGCACGTGGCCGCTGGCCAGGTGGTGCCGTGCAGGGCGAACGTGCCGACTGCCGCGATGCTGTCGCCCATGACGGCGACGCGCTCGCCAGCCGGCGCAGCGAGTGAGGCGAGCCACTGACCGACGGTGCCAATGAAGCCGGCCGCGAGTGCGACGTCGTATGCGGAGAGGCCCGGGTCCCCGTCGTCGCCCGGCAAGCCGACGAGCGATGCCAGCCACTCAGCCTCGGTGCCCTCGAAGCCGTCCGCTAGGGCTACCTCATAGGCAGACGCGCCCCTGACGTAGGGAGTCATGCCGGACGGGGCGAGGACTGGCAGGAGCTCGGACAGATCCTTGGTCGTGCCCTCGGGCTGAGCGGCGAACATCAGCGTGTCGAACAGGTGACGCGGGCTGAGTGAGAGCTTGTAGACGAGGCCCTCGACGGCGGCCAGGTTGACGGTGAACGTGCCGTCCTCGCCGACCGGGATCGGCGGCGGCTCGACCAGCGTCTTCAACTCGGCCGGGAGCGGCAGGAATGGGGGGTCAGCCCTGACGATCACGCTGCCGTAGTGGGCGAGCTGAACTCCCGTGAACGCGGGCAGGTCGCCCGTGATCGTGAACTCGGGTACAGCCATGAAGCCCTCCCAGTGGCAGCGACGGTGTGTGGTGCGACGGTGGATTTGTGGCCTACTGGGACTGGAACCGATTGCGAAACGTTGGCGTCGGACGTATCACGCCGCGCACGCGACGCACTGATAAGCAGCCAATCAAGGGGAAACGATGACCGTCCAGCCGAACAGCAAGCCCGAGCAGACCAGCGACCCCGCAGTCCGCGCCCGCCTGATGGCCGCGTGCGACACGACCGCGGTCCTGCCGGTCGCGTCCCTTCGTCAGCGTCTGATCCGCGCCTCGCGGACCGCACGCCGCGCCTGCCGCGTGCGCTGACCCCACCGACCGCCCCGTTTTGCTGCGGTCGTCCAACCGTCCTCGTGAGCGTTCCTGCGGGGGTCTGGGCCACCCGAGCCGCAGTGGGGCGGGGCTCAGGCGAACTTCGTGAAGACCCAGCCGACGAACGAGAGCAACCCGTCGGCGTCGGCCCCCGGCGGGGTACCGAACCGGCACTCAGCGTGGAAGTCGATGCCAGCCGACGCCTTGACCAACCCATAGTCGACGGACTGCAGAAGTCCCCACTCACCCACTGACAGGCGAGCACGCGCGAACATGCTGTAGCCCTGGTGCGGGTTGTCGGTGCCGCCCTGCATGTATGGGCCGAACGACTCGGGTGCGTCAGCTTCGGCCGGCCAGTAGAGCCCCAACGTCATGACCGCGCCGTACCAACCTGGGTCGAGGACGATGCGATACGGCTCGCCCGCAAACGACACCCAGTCAGGCGCTGGCCCGCCAGTCGGGTCGGTCACAGCGCCGTAGGTTATGTCGGTGAACAGAGCATTGGTGTCGCCCGTCGCGACCCCGACCGTGCCGGGATTGGCGAAGAACTCCGCCTGCCCGACGATGCCGCCGCCGGCCGGCGCAGGCAGAGGCGTCTTCTTCGTCATGGCCCGCTGCAGTTGGGCGACCGCATACTCAAGCTTCCCGAGGCGCTCCCGCGCCCCCGGGTCGGGCTGGGTGCCACTGATCGGGTTGGGCACGTCAGACCTCCGGCGCAAGTTGGTAGCGGAGCGTGTCGGTGTCCGGCGTCAGGGTGCGCTTGGTGACCCGGTGCGGCCCGTAGATCTGGTAGGGACCGTCGTTGATGACGACGTCCACCAGATCGCCCACCTTGACATGGTCGAGCATCCACGAGGTGAGCGCCGGGTCCCATACGCCGACCCTGCCGACCGTCACCGTCAGCATCGTGACCGGGTGGCCATACCGCTTCGACGACGACTCCGCCGCAGACTCCAACTCAGTGACGGGCGTGTCCGGTTCGGCATACGCGAGACGCTCAATGAGCATCCCGCCCATGCCCGTCAGGTCAGTGACGATGCCTTCCTCACGGTCCGCGCCAGAGGACTCGAGAGCCTGCGCGATCCAACGGGTCCCGCTCGACGTGACGTCGGTCGGCGGCTGGAAGGCGACGATGTTGGAGCCAAGCTCGAACGTGACGCCCGACTCCTGCCCGCGGCGCGGGTAGTGGGTCGCAACCACCCGGTCGGTCGGGGTGATCTCGAGGCTCAGGTCCATGCCGTTGTGAAGCGCCTCGAACTCGGCGGTGGCGTCGAAGATCTGGCGCCGCTCGTGGTACGGGTACGTCTTGGTTCGGGTCCGACCAGTCTCGAACGTGCGCGTGCCAATGAGGATCGGCACGTCACCGAGCTTGCCCATGGCCGGGTCCTGAGCGTGCTCGACCAAGCCCTGAACGATGAACGCCTGGTCGACCTTGTTGAAGAAGAGCGCTTCCTCTGGGTACACTCCGCCGGCCGTCCATAGGACGTACCCGCCGGGCGCGTAGAACCGGACGCCGAGACGGTGCGGCTTGTTGTTCGCGGGGATCGTGACCGTACCCTCGTGCGGCTGCCAGAGCGTGCGTGAGGACGACTCATCCAGCGTCGAGTACGCCTCATCCACCTTGACCAGCGTCGACCCAGACACGTCGTACAGCGTGATCAGGACGCCGTACCCGCCGCTGGTCTTGACGATGTCGCTCGAGGCTGCGGCCCACCCCTTGAAGGTGACCGGCAAGGCGCGCTCACCGTAGGGGATGGTGATCTCGCCCACGGTCAGCGCGGCACGGGCGAACTGGCCTGCGTTGGCGTCGATGGTGGCGACATACTGCAACTCGACGCGGCGGTTCTTCGCCTGCCCCGCGTAGGTGTCGTTCGACGCGACAGGAACGTAACGGCCGCGGCCACCGACCGTGCCGTCATCGACACGCTTGGACGGGTCAATGTCATCCCAGCCCGGCGGCAGCGAGAACGTCAGCGTCGAGTTCTGCGCGTGCAGCGTCGCCTTCGCCGCCTGCGCCCGGTCGAGCGAGAGCGCGAGGCCGTTGCCGTAGTCGCCGTCGATGTAGTTGTATGCCGTGTGGCCGATGACGTGCACGTCAGCACCGTCGGGGATGTTCGCGCCGGCAGCCTCTATCTTGGCCTCGCCGCCAGACATGTAGGTGGCCGTGTTGGGGATGAACACCGTGGCCGTCTCGACAGCCGACTTCGTGTAGGACGTCGCCCCGCCGAGCTGCAACGCCTTCGCGTCCTTGCCGAAGAAGTCGACGTCCACAATCGAGTGCAGGGGCGCGACAGCCGGAACGCTACCAGCGTCATAGTCGAAGGACCACCCGTAGAACCCGTTGGAGAAGTCGCCGTTGATGAGCCAGTTTGTCTTGGGCGTCTTGCCGACCAGCCGACCCTTGAGGTGCTCGCCCAGACCTGAGCAGTCGTAGGTCAGGGTGCCGTCGTTGTTGCCCGGCTCTCCATCGATGCGGACCCATGCCTCAAGGTTCGGGCCGCGCCAGAGTTGCACCTCGGGGATGATCTTGCCGTAGGCCGGCAGGACGTGCTGGTTGCCTGCGTCGTACTTCGGCAGCGAGAACGACAGTGACTCGTCGCCCAGCCCGAGCCCGAGCACGTGGTCACCGATCGCAGCCTTGGGCAGTTCACCCAGCACGGTGCCGTCAGGGGTCACCGCCAGGAGCCGGTACTGAGGGAGGCCGGTGACGGGGTCGATGGTGCTCGGTCGGGCGATGGCCACTCGGAGGTCTGCGCCCGTCTCGAACGAGACGCGCAGAGGCTCGTAGTCAAGGGGTTCCACGACGTCCAGCGCCGCCTCGGTCGCGAACGACACCGCGAAAGAGTCGAAAGCGACGTCGGTAAAGGCGACACTCAGGTCCGCGCCGGTCTCAAACGGGACGACCTCGGTGGCGCTGGTGATGTGGACGACTGGGTGCGTGGGGGTGGCATTGACCGTGCCGGTGATGACAGGGGGCACAGTCCCAGCGATGGAAACGACTGGAGCCGATGCGGTCGCGCTGACCACGCCAGCGACGATGCCGCCCACGTTGCCACTGATGGTCACCGATGGAGCTGACGCGGTCGCTGTGACGACACCCATCGTGGGGACCGCGCCAGCGATGGCCGCGACCGGGTGAGTCGGGGTGGCGGCCACCTGACCAGAGATGGTCACAACGCCAGCGATCGACACAGTTGGCGCTGACGCCACCGCATGGACGGTGCCTGTGGTCGACGGCGGGCCGGTCAGCACGACCTGCGAGATGCGCATCTTGCCGCTCGTCGTGCTGGTCAGCGACGTGTTGTGGGTACCGGACGATGCGGGGATGGCGTAGCCGGCGGCGTAGGCGAACCCGCCACCCGTCGGAGTGACCGGCGTCTTGGTCGTCCACGATGCGGCCGGATTCTGCGCAGAGGGCCACGTCAACGCCGGAACGGACGACCCGACCGAGCACACGAACTCACCCAGTGTCGCGGTCTGTGAAGAGCCGGCCTGACTGGTGCCAGTCGATGCGGACGCTGCGACCACGGCAGAGGTTGGGGTGCCACCGAAACCGCGGATCACCAACACATAGGCGTTGAAGTCGCGCGAGGAGTTCATCGTGACCGTGACATTGCCCGAGGCGTTGGCCCCGGTGCCGATCCAGTAGTCGTGCGTGTAGTTGCTGCTCTGGGTGTTCGAGTGCAGCACGCTCCACGTCGCGCCCAGGCCTGAGACGCCAGACACCAGACGGGTCGTGGTGGTGCGGTCGGTGCCCGACATCATGATGATGATGTCGCCAGCGATCGGCGTTGCCGCAATGGCCACGTTCAGCGTGCTCGTGGATGACGTGGTGGACGCCTCGGAGAACTCGACAACAGAGAGCGTCACAGGTCACCCCTCACGACGGCACGGGACACGGAAGGACTCGAGCGGGCGCGTGACGTCACATGGGCTGTGCGTAGGTGCCGCCCGTGATGTCGACAGGGTTGCCATTCACAAGCGAGAGGGACGACAGCTCCAGCACCCCACCGCCGCCCGTGACTGTCACGTCGCCGTCGAAGACGACCGCGCCGGCACCGTCAGCGAACCGCGCCCAGCCAGCCGTGTTCGTCGCCACAGCGTTGACCGAGGCAGGGTCAGCCAGTGCCGCCGAACCGGACGAGGACGCACCGAAGGCGGTCGAGATGAGCGTGACCGTCGCCAGGAGGGTGCCCGATGCGCCAGTCGCCGGGGTGGCTGGCTGGCTGCCGGTATAGATCTTGATGCTGCCCGCGCCGCCGACGTCGAGCAGGTCGACGACGCCATTGACAGCGGCGTTGCGTGCGGAGTCCGCGAGACGGAGTGGCATGGTGAATCTCCTTGTGGCTCAGTAGGTTTCAGGCAGCGGCGGGGAAGGACACGTCGAGGTCGTTCGGCGCGATCAGTTTGTTGGACCCACCCGCACACACCATCGACAGGCCGTCGTTGACCCAGAGGATGTCCCCGGTGACGCCGTCGCAGATCGCGCACGCGACGACCGTGCAGGCGGGCATATTGACGAACGCGACGTTCGCCGTGTTGGACGAGGCGCCAGAACCGGGAGTTGCGAGAGTCACCGGTTGGCGCGCATACGACCCGCCAGCCACCTCGGTGCCCGATGTCGACACAGTCGGGGCGGCCGTGAAGAGGGCGACGGTCAGAGAGTCGACACTCCACGAAGCGCCGCGCAGCGCGTTGATGGTCGCGTGCTTGGTCGTGTTGGTGAGGAACTTCGACACGCGGATCTCCTAGGCGTAGGTGTCGTGGATGGTGAAGTCGACAGCCGCGCTGCCGAGCTGGTCGACAGGTGCCGTCCCTGGGGGCAGCGTCAACCACTCCGTCTCGGAGTGCTTCGGCCATGGCGTGAGCGAGTCGCCGGATGAGTCGACGATGGTGCGCGCCCACATGTCGATGACCGCGCCAGCAGGCAGCGTGTCCGTGGTGAAGTGCCGCCCGCCGATGACAAGGTCAACGCTGCCGGCGCTGGTCACGGTGATGACCGGGTAGGCCGCGACTGTTCCGCCATTGGTGACCGAGGCCGAAGAGGCGGCGGCGATGGGCGCAACGACCGGCGCGAGGGCCGTCTTGTAGGGGAAGGCGGCAATTAGGTCGAGGTCCCACAGCACGAGCCCATTGACTGGGTCGCTAATCTTGGGAGGCCCGACGGTCGTGACGCTTAGCCGCTTCGGGACTCCCTCGTAAGCGATTAGGTCGCCCGACTCATTGAGGCCCAGGAGCGCCGCGAGCATGTCGCAAACGTCCCAAGCCGTGCTCTGGTCGGGAGCCTGAGCGACACCGAACGCCCGCAAAGGTCGCCCGTCGTAGAGCGACTGGAGTAAGGACGTGCCCGGCCGGCCAGTCGGGGTCAGCTTGCCCGTGCGGATCTCAGCGGACGCCCACCCCTCGATGGGGGCGCACTCCCACAGGACGCCGTCAGCGTCAGGGGTGTCGGTGTTGCACACGATCCCGACAACGTCGATCTGGATGGCGTCACTCACGGCTTCCTCAGATCCCATTGGTAGTCGCGCCATGCCTTGCCGACGGCATCTCGTGCGTCGAGGCCGTAGGCGTTGAAGGTTGGTCCTGCCGCCACGAGCTGAGGCACCGCCGGGGAAGGCACCGCGCGCGCGGGCATGCGCGACACGAAGCCGCCATCTGCGAGGCGTTGCGCCGGAAGCGAACCCGTCGCGTTGATGTAGTCGAGCGTTGCCCGGCCGAGCTTGCGCGCCGACGAGCGGCGGATCATGTACTCATCCGCGGTGGCCATGATCGGGATGTTGTCCGCGCGCTCGTGCGGGGAGAACCCCGGGACTGGGCCACCGTCTGCCTGGCGTAGGTCCTCGATCGCCGAGCGGTTGCGCGCCGCCTGTAGCGACACGTCTCCCGTGGTCACGAAGTCAGTAGTGACCCTGATCCTCTTGGACTTGATCAGGGCGAGTTGCACCTGCAAGGCGGCCAGGTTCGCCATCGCGGAGATGGTGTCGACGGTCGTCTTGGACTTGACCTCTTTCGGAATCTTGTCCATCGACGCCTTGAGGGTGTCAACAGACCCCGTCGTGATTCCGTACTGTGTGGCAAGGTCGGCGGCAGCCTTGTCGTTCAGGCCCATCTTGGTTGCCGTGGTGATGAAGGCTTCGCGAGCCGCGTCCATCTTCGTCTTGACGATGCCGATCCCATCGCCCTGATTCAGCATCGCCTCGGCGTTCTTCAAGGCGGCATCCCGTAGGCCAACCAACGCCTCTTGGTTGGCCCGTCCTGCCTCGGAGTTCAGATTGAGGGCGTCACCGTTGTCCTTGACCCTCTTGCCGTGCAACGTGACTGCCTTGCCGTTGTCGTCGATCGACTTGGTGGCGTCGTCAATGGCCTTCTGCCACCCGGCCTCAGCCTGATCGGCGGTCACTGCGGCGTCGGACACATCGAGGATGGACTGCGCCAGATCCTGCTGTGACTTGCGCGCCTTCTCACCAGCCGTGCGCAGTTCGTTGGTCGCATCGACGTAGGTCTTGACCTTGGGGCCAGCATCGGCCGCGGCGGCACCAGCCTTCTCGGCGCCGGCAGCGACCTTCTCTTGGACCTTGCCCGTCTCGTCGAAGACGACCCGAGCGTTCTCCAAGTCGGAGCCGACCGACTCGTAGGCGTTGCCGATCCTCTCGGCATCGGCAACGAGCTGCGAGTGCGGCCCGCCCGATGCCCGCGCAGAGCGCTGCCACTCGTCGAACTTCGCCTTGAAGGTGTCGATCGCAGGGCCGCCCTGCTCGTAGGCTGCGATCAGGTCAGAGACGCCGACGCCGGCCGAGTCGAGCGAGTCGCGCACGCGCGCGTAGTCGGACTGGTTGAAGTCGCCGAACACCCTCTTGACGAAGGACTCGCGGGTCTGCTCGGTGAACTTGCCCGTCTGCTTGTCGAGGGTGGCAGCCAGCTCCTCGGCAGCGGCGCGGGCATTGGCCTGCGCCTGAATGTATCCACCGAGGGCAAACGTGATGCCCGTGATCGCGAGCCCGAGGGGGCCACCGAAGGCACCGAGCATGGCCGACCCGACACCCTTAGCCGCCTTGGCACCGACCGACATGACGGTGGCGCTGCGGCTCATCTTCTCGCCCGCCACGACGGCTTCGTCACCGAGCTTCTGATAGCCACCAGTGATGCCAGATGCGAGGGCCTGCTGTAGCGCCATCTCGTCACGCACGCGCTGGATGCCGTTGCGCACCGTCTCGAGGCCGGCGCCGACGGGCTTCTGTGCCAAGTGGAAGACGATGAGCGCCGCGGCAGCCGCCTTGATCGGGCCGGGGATATTCTCCCACGCGCTGGCCGACGCGACTGCCAGGTCGAGCCCGCCGCGCAATGCCTCTGTGACGGACGTCAGGGCGGGCAGGAGAGCCGATCCGAGCTCAGCCTTGGCGTCCTCCCACTCTGCCGTCAGGCGCTGCTGCTGGCCTTGCAGGGTGTCGGACTCGCGCCCGAATGCGCCCATGGCGTCGGCCGACTGCTGCATGATGAGAGTGAGCCGTGCAGTCGTCTTCTGCTGCTCCGTGAAGGCGCCGCCGACCTTCGAGACACCCGCCGCCGCCAACTGGGCGTTCACGGCGGTCTCGCTGAGGCTGATGCCATACCGCTCGATGGGGTCCGACTCGCCACGCATCGCGGCGTTCAGCGCGTCGACTGCTTGCGACGTCGGCCCACCAAACTGGGCTGCCAGGTCGGCGCCGACCTTGACCAGGTTCAGCGACTGCTCAGTGAAGTCCTGAATCCCCTTGTTCTTCAGCATCGCGCCCGTGACGGTGATGAGCTGGTTGAACTCGTTGCGGCTCAGGCCGACAGCCTCGGCTGACGTCTGGCCGAAGTCGTGGACCGTCTTGGCCGAGTCCTTGAACACGGCGTCAACGCCACCGATGGACTGCTGTAGGTCACCGGCCGCCTTGACCGAGTCGCCGAGGAACGCCACGAGGGCAGTCCCGGCCAGGGCGCCCGCGCCGATAGCGACACCCTTGAGCGCGCCGCCCGTCTTGGACAGTTGGGACTCCATGCCCTTGCTCTTGGCGTTGACAGCGTCAACGTCCTTGCCGAACTTGGTTGTGACGGTGGAGGCCTTGGTGAAGCCCTTCTCATATGGCCCCACCTCAGCGGTCAGAACGACCTTGGTCACCCTGTCACCGTTCACGGTCGCACCTCCGTCCTGTCACGATGTGGGCAGTTGCGCGCCGAAGTAGATCGACTGGGGGCGGTGCGTGTTGGGGCCGCTGAGCTCGTCCTGACGGGCCGCTATCCGGTCGCAGGTGTGGCACCGCTCGGCCGTCACCTTCCACTGCTTGGCCAGCGCCTTGTCGTGGCTCAGCCAGCGTGGTTGACGACACCCTGGGCACAGGAGCCCGTCGAGCACGTCCACGGCCTGCTGTAGCGCCCAGTCCCTCGGAGTCCATCCATCGCCCGGCAGGCGCGCACCACGGGCCACCCCGAGCGGGATGCCGCGGCGTGCCGCCGAAGCGACCTCCTGCGCTACTTCGCGGTTCCGAGGATGTGCGAGGCAGCGAACGAGAAAGGGACAGTGAGCGTCCCGCCGGCACGGTTGGCGGCTTCGTCGATCTCCGACCACAGGCCGAGGCCGAGCGTTGCGCGCAGCTCGGCGAACAGTTCCCACGTCGCACCCTTGGGCTCGACGCACATGGCGGCGTTGACGCGCAGGTTCTGCTCGTCGGGGTCGTCGCGTGCGCCCATGTCCTTGCGGATCTGGTCGCGAGCCTCGGGCGTCAGCCGCTCGAAGCGGAACGTCACGAGAGACGCGGCCATGCGGGCTCGGGCGTCTTCGATCTCCTGCGCCTTGGCCTTGAGTGGGGATGTTGTGCCCATGCGCTTCGAGGTGGCGCCCTCTGCGATCTCGGCCAACTCGGCTTCGAGACGGGTGATCTCAGCGGCGAGCGCTTGGTTCAGCGGGACCGTGACGAACGCGGTCGGACTGGTGGCGTGCTCGGCGAGCAGCGACTTGAGGTCTGGAACCTCTGCGGCTGCGCCGGTCTTGTCTACGGTCGGGTCGGTCATCGCTGCACGACGTTCGGGCAGGATGCCTTGGAGTAATCCCGACGCCCCACCTCATCCGGCAGGATGAGGTGGGTCACGACGCCGTGCATGAGCCACAGCGTGTGGCCTTGGGCGCACTGACCTACCGACACCATTCGAACAGTGTTCGGGGGGGACTCTGGGGCTGGCGGGATGTACCCGCCTTGGGCGAACTTCGTCATTATTGGTCATTCTCCTTCGGCTGCTTGGCTGCTGGCTGCGAAGGGGTGGGCGCGAGGCAGCCAGCCCGCGCCCACCCGACTTGGGGTCACGCGACGAGCGCGACGTCCTCCCACCAGTCGAGGACCGAGATGCCGGCCTTGAACTGGTACTCGTCGTTGTCCGCACCCACGAGCCCGATGCGGAAGTCGACCGACACCTTGTAGATCGTCACGAGGTCACCCGCGGCGGCAGGCGTGTCCAGGTGGATGCCGCGCAGGTCCACGAGGTAGCCGACAGCGCCCTTCTCGAGGGCGGCATACGCGGCCGACACATCGGAGCTGAGATCCTGCGGGTCGTACACGGCAATGATGTCCGCGATCGTGCGCGTCTCGGCGCCGGCCCGCTGACGGACCTTGTCCGAGCACATGCGGCGCAGGTCGCTCTTGGTGACCGACGCGTCGGGGTTGAAGCGCTGCGTCATCAGGCACTCGAAGGGCACCGACGTGGCGGCGTTGTACTCCGTCGACAGGTCGGGCGCGGTTGGGTCAGCGAAGGCCTCGACCCATCGCAGCCCCTCGGTCTCGTTGGTCGAGACGCCATCGAGAATCGTAGGCATGTTCAGTCCTCCTGGACCTCTGCGGCGTCAGCCGCGGTTGATGGTGCTGATGTGGCTGCGACCGCGCTCTTGTAGGCACGGGGCTTGAACGGTGCAGGCCTGCCGTCGCGCAGGCGCGCGGGGGCCTTTAGCGGCTTGAGGCCGAGCGCCTGCGCGCGGGCCGCGGAGATGCTGGCGTGGCCGCCGTTCTCGAGGCGCACGCGAACCAACTCGGACATGAGGACTCCTCGGGTCAGGCGGCGGTGGAGCGCAGAGAGAACTGCTCGACAGCCATGAACGTGGTGGTGCTGATTGACTCGTCACGGCGTGCAGGTTGGGAAGACTCGGCCTTGACGGCCCAGCGCGTCTGGGGCCGCCAGTTGCGCAGCGCCCTGCGCACCGCTGCGGCGTCTGCGCCAGACTCTCGCCCAGCCTGCTCGGGAGCGACGTTGCGTGACACGCAGGTGACCCACAGGGTGGGCGTCTGGATGCTGACCGTGCCGCTGGCGCGGGCAGACTCTTCGTCGCCCTCAGACGTCCACACGACGATGTAGCGGGGCGGCGGCGCGCCGTCCGGCACTCCGCCCTTGTAGATGGTGCGGCCGGTGATCTGTGCTGTGAGTCGCGTCTTGACCGCGTCGGCCAGTTCGAGGCCGTTCACAGCACGTCCGCCGCAGCCTTGCCGAGCCACTTCATGAAGTTCGGCAGCTCGTCCTTGACGCCATGGGTGATGTCCATGATCGGTGGGGTGTCGGAGGTGCCGAACGCCGCGATGTTGGACAGCTCGCCCTGACCCTCGTCACGGAAGCCGACCTCGACAGTGACCGAGGACGCGGTTGCGGTGACGTCGTAACCGACGAGTGAAGGCAGGCGGGAGAATCGGGGGTGGCCCGAGACGTCCTTGCGCATCGTGCGCTTGATGTTGGCGCCTGCGCGACCGGCCACAGGGATGATGGCGGGGATGATCCTGGCCGGCGCGAGTGCCAGATCTCTTGCGAGAGCGGTGACTTCGCTGCTGTCAAGCATCGTCGCCGTCCGGAATCTCGACCTCGACGACCGAGTAGCCGTAGCCGCTCATCTCGTCGTAGCAGAAGCGCTCGGCGGCGACACGGGTCCGAAACACCTTGACGACAGTGCCGGGCGGCTCTCGCCAGTCGGCATCGAACGCAAGGAAGACGCGCTCAGGCATCGTGAGTCACCACCTGACAGGGGAAGCGGCGGGCTGTCGAGTCGGTCTGTGCGTGGCCGCCGAGAATGGTCAGGTGCTGGCCGACAGTGCTCATGGAGCGCGGACCGACTGCGATCATCTCGACGTCCATGCCGTCCGCGATGGCGAGCACTGAGCCCTCCACCGTTGCCGCGTCAGAGACGGGCACTGAGAGCACAGCGCGGTCGACTGCCCACGCCGTCTCGCCTGCGTCGGTCGCGCCCGGTGCGGGGTTGCCGAGACGCAGACGTGCCTTGCCCTCGTAGTGCACGGTCACCTCGGGCGGGTCGAACTCGCCGGGCGACGTCTCCTCACCGGGGGCCGAGGTAGTGATGCGCACCGTGTCGACCATGCGTGACTCAGCTTGGGCTTGAAGCTCGGGCAGGGCGTCGGCGATGTCGTCGGCGATCACTCGTCGGCCCCCTCGTAGATGGGGTAGCCAGCGATGTCCGCGCCGCACGAGCAGTACAGCGCGCCCATGCTGAATGAGCACCACGGGAGATGGTTCGTCGAGCAGCCGACAGTGTCGACCGAGAACGCGCCAGACCCGCCACCCTCGGTTAGGCCTAGCAGCGTCCACCACTCGTCAAGGATCGTCACGCGACCCTTGCTCGAGCGGTACGACTTTGTCGTGCTGCTGTCGTCGACCGACACGGTGACCTGTGTGGCCGAGTCAGGCCGGTCGACCTGTGCGACGACCGCCTCGCGCACCACGTAGTCGACCATGTCTTGGTCGAGTGGGTCGGTGAACTCGAGCTTGTCGACGCGGAACTGAATCAGCCGGACGGCGTCATCGATCCACATCTGCCAGCGGTCGGACTGTGGCGAGACGGGGGCGGCCTTACCGAGCGCAGTGGCGATCACGTCTGGCGTGACCGCTGTTGAGACCGTCATGGCCGCCCCCTCTCGTCACTCGTTGTCGGGCGACGGCTTGGCAGCCGCCTTCTTGACCGTGGCGCGTGGGCTGGGTGCCTTCTCAATGTCAGACGGCTTGGCAGCCGCCTTCTTGACCGTGGCGCGTGGGCTGGGTGCCTTCTCAATGTCAGACGGCTCGGCAGCCGCCTTCTCGTCGAAGGGCACCCACTCCGACCCCATCGCCTTGTCGTCTCGGACGCTGACCAGCGCGCCCGACGTGGCGTGCTTGTAGCGAGCCATCAGACGAGGTCGTGGATCTTGGCGAAGGCGTCGAGGGCGGCGATGCCCCACCCGTAGACGACCTCCGCGCGGAACGCGACCTGGTTGTAACGCTTGAGGTCGCCGCCACCGTCAGGGTCGCCGTACTTGATGACCTCGAGGCCGATCGACTTCTGCACGCCCCAGCGGATCGCGTCGAAGTTGCCGACGAAGCCGAGCACCTTGGTGTCGACCGCGAGGACGCCCGTACCGCGCACCGTGTTGGACACCGACGCGCGGTGGCCCTCAAGGTCCGAGGTGGACACGCCGAGCTTGAAGTCCGGGTAGAGCTTCTGCTCGGACGTGGCGTTACGCAGAGCCGAGAACTTGGCCGCGTAGGTCGGGTCGAGGGCGATGTCGCGGGGGACGTAGCCGTCAGCGAGGACGAGCGCGTCGGCCGCGTCCAGGCTCACGTAGGGCTTGTCGGCAGCGACGTACTCGACGAGGTTCGTCGTGTCCGTGAGGCCGCCGTTCATGGCGGCGACGACAGCGCCGCCAGTCGGGTTGATCTCGTGGAACACGCCGAAGTCCAGCGCGCGCGAGAGCGCCGGCTGGATGAGGTCGAGGATCTCGCTGACGACCTCGAGCTGACGGTCCTCGTCGGCCCACAGAACTTCCTCGTTGAACCGGAGCGTCTTGTGGAACTTGAAGGGCTTGATCGTCTTACTGGTCGGCGTGATCGTCGAGGCGCCCTTGACGCCACCCTCAGCGACGTACTCGGCCTCGCCGATGTCGAAGGTCCACGACTCGCCCTCGCCGTAGGTCATGGGGGTGGGCGTGGACAGAGTCGCGACGCATGAGCCGTTGGCGATCTTGCCCAGCCATGGGTCGAGCTTCTGCTTCGGGATCGTGAGTGATCCGGTTGCGAATGAGGTCATGACGGTTCCCTCCTAAAGGGAGTCAGTCGGCTCGGCCAAACAGGTCCCGCGTGAACTCACGCATGACACCGTCGGCCTCGCCAGTGCTTGTGGACGCGCCCTCCTTGGGGGCGACGTTCCCCTTCTTCTTGCGGTCGGAGACGTGCTGCGCCAGGCGCTCGGCCTGCCGGTTCAGCGACTCCTCGTCGGTGCCGGTGAGGAAGAGTTCCGCGTCCTCGTCCGAGATCCCGTGCTTCGCTTGGATGCGCGAGCGCAGCGCGTCCGAGCGGATGCGCTGGTTCTCGGTCTCGAGTGCGGCCATGCGCTCCGCGAACTTCTCGGCCTCGGTCTTGCTGGCTGCCTCGATCGCGTCGAGGCGCTCAGCCTTGGCCTTGATGTCCTTGTAGTCAGCGAACTTCGCCTTCTCGCGGTTGACGCGGTCGGCGATGACCTTGTTCAGGTCTTCCTGTGTCGCAATCGGCGTGAACTCGGCCGGCTTCTCGCCAGTGCCGGTGGCCGATCCGCCACCTCCGTCGCCGCCTTCTTCGACGGTGCGCAGGTATGGCAGGGCTCGCTTGTGCATGGTTCCTCCGTGTGGCTCCGCGCATTGACCGCTGCGCGTAGGCGTAACCCGCTGTGAATCGCGGGGGGTCAGTCGGCCATGTCGGCCAGGTAGGAGCGCAACCGCTCCTGATCCGCCTTGGTTCGGCGGCGCTGTGATGCGACGTACTGCAACACGCCGGCCTCCTCGCCGGGGTCTCCTTTGAAGACGGGCTGAGCGGTGCAGTGACAGTTGGCGTGCGACGCGAAGCGCGCGGTGTTGCTGCGGTAGACCTCGCCGCGGCCGGCGAGCATCCGACAGAACCGGCACCCGCCCGATGTGACCCGGCGCCACCCTGCCGCCTGCGGGTCGCGCTGTCGGTTCGTCGTGATCGTGTCTCGGTACGGGCGGGCCGTCTCAAGCTGCACGACCGGGGCCAGGCGCTGAGTGACTGTTGTGTCGGTCGGGTCGAAGAGTGGTTCGGTGGCCCAAACGATGGCGCGCGCAAGCTTCTCGGCGCGGTCCTTCACGATCGGCTCTGCGGTGAATCGTCCACGGGCAGAGGCCCGCTCGCGCTCGTCGTCGTAGAAGTCGGCGGCGAGGGCCGCTGAACCGTCCGCGTAGTAGGACACGATGAGCGGTGCGGCATCGAGCAGATCTGCACGCTGTGACTCGGGCGACCCGGACAGCTTCCCGAGCAGTGCAGTAACCCGCGACACTGCCGTGCCTGTGATCAGCGTCAGCGCGGCCCTGGACTCAGACGGTGTTGGCATCTGCCGCAGGGGTCAAGGATGCGATGACCTGCCGGCCAGCCGCTCGGCGGCGGTCTGCCATGGCTCGGGCGATCTGCTGCTCGGACAGTCCAAGCAGCTCGAGGCCAACCTCGGTATCGGCGAGCCATGGGGCGGCGCTGAGCTGCTTCGACCCAGCGTCGGCTGCGGCGGCGCGCGACAGGTAGATCGGAGAGCGCCACTTCGCTGCAATCGTGGCCCACTCGCGCGGGATCTCGGTCTCACCGTTCTGGATCGCGAGTGCGCGCGTGATGGTGCGCCCAAGAGTCGGCCCGAAGTCGTCGGTCGTGCCCTCGGCCTCAGCGATCAAGTCCTCGCGCGAGGCGATGTACGAGTCGGCCGACGTCGGGTTGGACATGTCGGAGACGCCGAGGCTCGAGATGGGGATGGACGTCTCGCCAGAGAACAACTGCGCCTGCTGCTTGAGCGAGGCAATGTGAGGCTCTGGCGACGACGCCGGGAATTGCTTGACGTCGGCGCGCTCATTTCCGGCCGTGGCTTCATCGTCGTCGGGGATGGCCTTGATGCGACCCATCACGACCTGCCATGACGCCTTCTGTGTGCCGTCGGCATTCTTGAAGATCGCCTCATCGGCGCCGAGCATCCACAGGTCCGGGATGGTGTAGACGTCGTTGTGCGCCTCCATGCGGATCACGGTGCGCGTCGCCTGGTCCTGCAACGACATCACGGGGCGTGAGATACGCGAGGAGCCGAACGGGCGGGCCGTGCGGTACTTGTAGACCAGCGGCTCGGCGGGCACTCCCCACGCGTGCTCCGACGGCACGACAGTCCACTTGCCGTCGGCCTTGTCGATGCTCAGCGTCAGGTCCGGGAGGTAGAGCACGAGTGAGATCGGCTGTCCCTTGTCGTCGCGCTCATTGACTGATACGAGGTTCTTGAGGACGCGTCTGCGAGGGTCCCATTCGCCGGTTGCATTCTTCGCGTCCTTGATGTGGATCAACGACTTGGGCTCACCCTCAGCGCCCTGGGTGTTGATCAGGAACGACGCGCCATGCTGGAGCGCCTGGACGATCGCAGAGTTGATCTCGGCACCCAGCCGGTTTGACTCCATGACCTCGGGCAGGCCGAGCGATGCAAGGTCTCCGTCAGGCCACACGAAGCCGTCAAGGTTGCAGCGACGCGCCAAGACATCGACTGCCTTGGCCGACCACCCGAGCACGATGCCGAGCTTGTAATACTGCGGCGGGATGATCGTGCCGACAGCTCGCACGGCATGCTTGCCGTCGTAGTAGCACGAGCGCAGGTGGTTGCGCTTGTACTTGTCGTCAAGCGTCTTGAGCAGACCGTTGAGCGTCGACTCTTGGGAGGTTTCGAGACCGGGAATGGCGAGCTTCTGGAACGTCACGAAAGCACCGTCGCCCTTCTGCTCGATGAGTCTCTGCCAGCGCCAATGCGGCGGCGTTGGGTGGCTGCTCCGAAGTGGGCCAGCACCGCAGAGACTGCGGGGGCGATGTTCATGTCGGGGTCGGATCGGTCCAAGCCCCACGCGCCGGCCGTGCCGATGTTGCGCTTCTTCGAGCCGAGGATCGCGTCGTTCAGTTGCCCTTGGTCTGAGTGCCACACCTTGCCGTCGCGCACCGCGTCGTGCAGTCCGCCACACGCCTTGCCCATGTCGCTGGCCGTGCCGATGATGACCTTGACCTTGCGAGCCTTCAAGCCGGGGATCATCGAGGCGGCGGGGGATGCTCCGTCGATGACGACGGGGATGCGACGGCCGGCGAGAGCGGCAATAGACGCCTCAGCGGCGGCGGTATCGCCGGTCGTGTCGACTTCCAGGAGCTCGAGGTGTGACTCGTCCAGCAGGTCAGGCTCGACCCAGCATCCGGCCACGCTGATGACGCGGTCATGAGACATGTCGACGCCCAGCGCGTTGGGTGGGACGTCGTCAGCGGGCGCCATCTCTGTAGCGCAGTTCGGCCAGTTCGGGAAAGGCGTCTTGCGCTTGTTCTCGTCCCAGATTCCCAGCGCCTCGCGCGCCCATGACTCGGCATTCTTGAGCTTCTTGCGCAGGCGTAGCATCGCCCGTTCAGTGGTGCGCCGCGGGAACGACGGGTTCGCCTTCGCCCACTGCGCACGGTCCATGGGGTCGGAGCCGCGGTCAGCGCTCGTCTCGATGTACAGCGTTCCTTCGGACTCGCCGTCCAGCGCTTCCTGCCGCAGTAGGGTGAAGAACTCGCTGTCATCCTTCGGCCGCGGCGGGGTGCCCATCACGAACGTGAGCGGATTCGTCGCAACATTCTGCGTCGCGCCCATGTCCTCAAGCGTCGACTCTGGAAGGATCTGGCCCTCGTCGAAAACCAGCACGTCAACGTCGGTACGGCCACGACCAAAGCCCGACTCGCGGGCGCCGAACTCGATGCTCGACCCGTTGTTGAACCAGATCGACTCATCACCCTTGCCGCGCAGCACCTGCCGGACGTGAGCTGCCACCTTGGGCCTGCGCGCCATCGCGTCGAACTGCCGGAACGTCTCGGCAGACGTGGACTTTCGGTGAGCGGTCCAGATGACCTTCAGGCCCGGTTCGAGCAGGCAAAGGGCGAAGATGATGCATGCGATCAGGTACGTCTTGCCGACCTGCCGCGGGATGCTGATGACGATCGTGTCGGCGGCGTACTGCCCATCCGACCGCTTCGACAGGATCAGTCGCCCAGAGCCGTCCTGCCACCCATCGAAGCCCCATCCGAGGCGATGGCAGGTGTCGCGCACCTTCGGCCAGCTCGTCGAGACGATGCCGTCCGGAGCGATGACGTGACGGGCGACCTCAGACAGCGGCCGGCGATCAGTAGCCGGTGCCGTCCCAAGCTTCGTCATCGGTCGTCACGACCACCGAGTGATCCTCATCCTCCGCAACCTCGATCGCCTCAATCTCACGGCCGATCTCCATCTGTCGGCGCGACAAGGCAGCCAGGTCGCGCGCAGGGGTGTTCGGCTCGTCGAGCGCGCGGGCGATCCTGCGGCGCATGGCCCTCAACTCCTCGATGCGCGAGCCGAGCTCAGCGGCCTCAAGGATGGACTTCGGGCGGGTCTGCTCGGGCTTCTCGTCAGGAGCGACGGCCCGCAGCGGCTTGCGTGTAGCCATGCGGGGCACCTCCCGCCGATGTGGAAAAAGGGGATGGGGGGTACAGCCCTATACCGGAGGGTGCCGCCGGGTCGGGTCAGGGGGTCTCCCCCCACCGTCTCGACGTTGTGAGTGGTTCGATCTTGACCTTGGCCTTGCGTGTCCCGTTGCCTCTGCGCACGTTGCACAGTCGGTGTGCGAGTCGGCAGTTGGCTCGGTCGATGGGTGAGCCGCCGAGGCTGACTGGCACTATCTCGTCCACCTCGGGTGACCCTGGCAGTCCATGGGGCAGCGTCTTGTCGACGGGCTTCCCACACAACCAGCAGTCGGACTCCTCACGCAGCACACGCGCTCTGACCTGGTCACGCCTATGCCCGTTGGCGCGGCGTGGGTTGCCCACTGGTCCACTCCATGGCGTCGAACGATGTGGCCGGGTTCCAGTCGATCAGGTAGCCGTCGTCACTCTCGATGGGTGCGGGTTGCCTCAGCCAGTAGGCGAGGTCTTCGAACTCCCACTCATGCCCGTCCGTGGTGGCCATCACGAGTAGTAGCCCAGTGTGTAGAGGCGGCCGACGAGGCGGTGCAGGAGGTCGCTGTATAGGTGCGCGAACGGCTCATTGTGGTGGTTCAGGTGAGCGGTCCGACTGACACGATCGGCAACGGCAGACCCGTAGAGCGCGGTGGCTGCATGGTGCATCTCGTGGCTGACGATCCGCGTTCCGAGGTGGCCTCGGGCGAGGCGGATGAGTACCGAGTCTGCACGGCCAGTGTCGTCTGTGCGAGCCTGCGTGACTGCAAGCACGTCCGAACAGTCGTTGCTGTTGTATGCCTCGGCTGCGGCGCGCATGTCGTCCAGTCGGTCGTAGACGTAGACCGTGACGTGGCAGCGTTCTCCGAGTGCCCGTGACGAGACTGTGATGGTCCGCTTCATCAGTGCGTGGCTGTCTCGGCGTGCCAGTAGCGCACGACGGCGGGTTGGCAGCAGCGGTCGCATGTGCCCATCGCTGCCCTCCCGTGTCTCGGGTCGGCCTGTCGACTGGGCCGACTCGTGAGCCCATCCGTGTGGGCGTTGCCGCTCTCGTACTCACCGAGCCGAGCGGCCGAGGTCTCAGGAGAAGCGCACGATCCGGTCGGCGACGAACCCCCATGCTGCGGCGCGTGCACTGCGGCCTGCGTCCTTGGCGTCGAGCCAGCGGCAGTAGGCGCCGTGCCATGCGCGTGAGGTGGCCGACAGTGTGTTGCAGCCTTGGCAGTAGTGGGTCATGGTGCGCTCCTCGGGTATGCGAAACGCCCCGGCGCGTGAGCACTCGGGGCGTTTTCGGGGACGGTGAACGTCCGACGTGAAACATGCTACGGCTCCGCGCCCGCTTTTGTCATTTACGCCGCGCCGTCACGCAGCGCGAGGGTGTACGCGACTGCGCCCTTGTCGTAGATGGGTCGGCCCTCAGTGTCGACCCCACACGGCACGATGACGGACTCCTTGAGCCAGCGCCACAGCGTGACACGGCTGATGGCGCGTCCGGTTTCGCGGCGCACGAACGCGGGCAGCTCGTCGCTGGTCATGGTTGGCACGACGGCGAGCACGTCCATCCACCACTCGACGATGGCCTCCTGTCCGCATTCGGAGCAGTGCGGGTCGGCTTCTGGGTAGGCACGGATCTGGCCGGTGCAGAACCACGTGTCGATGACGAACGGGCAGTCGCCGAGGTAGAGCCATTCGCGGCGTTGGGGTGCTGCTGTGGCGCGGACCTGGCGTGCCCAGTCTTCGAGCTCGTCGGCGCAGTCGGGGGCGGCGTCGTGGCCGCTGAACCAGCGCGCCCACCTGGTCAGGAAGACGGTGAGTCCTGCCGTGTCGTGCCCGAGTGGCAGGTGGTGGGTGAGGTCGCGCTCTTCGACGATGAGCCGCGCCCACCCGTTGAGACTGAGGGTGACTTCGTGGCGGAGGCTGATGCGCCGGTCGAGGCTGGTCACGGCGTCGGTGGAGCCGGCGGTTCCGGTGCCGCTGGTCTCGATCAGGAGTGCGGCCCAGTGGGTGCGGATGGTGTCGAGTGCGTCGGTGATGCGGCCCTCGATCTGTGCGGTGCTCTCGCTCACGTGTCCTCCTCGGTGTCGCCTGCAGGTGGTGTGAAGCGTTCCTCGATGTGGGCTGCGACCTTGCGCGCCCAGTAGTCGGGGTTCGCCGCAGCCCAGTCGAGGGCTTCGTTCATGCCGTCCTGGCGGGCTTGCGTGATGTGGGCCTCCGCGACCGCCATGACCCTGTCGACCAGTCGGTCGCGGTACCCGTTAGGCGCACCGATGCAGGCGAAGTCCAGTTCGTCGCGTAGCGGGTTGGGTTCGGCGCCCTCGCGCTTCGCCTGCTCAGCGTTGGCTCGGGCGACCGCTGCATCCAGTCGGTCGCTCTGCTCCGGGGTTGGGAGTGGGATGCGGCCCTCGACGCGGCGGCCACGTTCGGCTCGCTCATGCTCGTTCACGTCTTCGCCTCCTCGATCTGGTCGGCGCGCTGGCGGAGGCCCATTGCGCTGATGTACATGGGTGTGTTGCCGGAGGGGTTGAGCCTGCTCGCCTCATCCAGGAAGTCCGCCGCCTCCCTCAGCGCCTCGGCCTTGGCTCGTGCGCGGATCTGGTCGAGGCTGACCGTCGCCAACACGGCGCGGGCTGCCGACGCGCACGACGGCCCCTTACCGAGCGGCCACCCGAGCGCGTAGATCGCTTCCGCCGCCCGCTCGTAGTCGGCCTCGGTGAACGGGTCAGTGGTCATCGTCGGCCACGATCCCGATGTCGCGCAGGTCGAGCATGCGGCCGCAGCGGGTACAGCGAAGCACGATATCGCCGGGGTCGCGGTCCCATGCGTGCCGAGTGAGCAAGCAGATCAGACGGCTCATCGGACCTCACCGCCCGTCTGGGTCGCCTCGGTCGGAGCCTCGGGCGCGGGGCACTCGTGGAAGACGGGCTCGGCAGTCAGGATCGGACGGCAGATCGAGTTCTGGTCGGCCCTAATGCGCCCCTCTCGCATGCCTCCTGTGACTGCGACTCGGCTGTGCATGTCTGCGCCACACGCAGGGCATGGGAACCAGACGACGAACAGGTTGCCGTGCGGGACCTCCAAATTCTGGCCCGGTTTGGAGTCCGCCTGGGGCTCGGGGATGAGGGCATGACGTAGGCGCTTCACGTCCTCGCGAATCTGCCAGCGGTGAGCCACGTCAGTCGGGCTGTCGTTCTCGCCGGGCCGGCCGCGCTTGTCCATGTCGGCGGCCAACTCAGCGACCTTCGCCAGCGTGGCCTCGGCACGGTCGGCGCGGTCCTCGGCGACACGCAGCCCGTGAGCGTAATCCTTGGACCGTCGGATGCTCTGCTGGCCATAGTCGCGCACCACGACGCCCAGACGCGCGACCTCAGCCTTCGCCGCGTCATGTTCGGCCACCACGGCAGCCAACTCGGCGTCCACAGGTCCGGCAGCGACCACAAAGTCACGCGACACCCCGTCCCAGACCAGCACGCCATCCCGCCAGATGCGCGCCTCGCTCGGCTTGCCCATTGCTTCGGTGATCTCGATGTCGACACGTGGTCCGGCGGCGACCACAGCATCAGCGACGGCATGGGCAATGGCCACGTCCGCGTGCGCTTCCCAGTCGACGGCCGAAGCAAACGCCAGGTCTCGTGGGTGTGTGCAGGTGCAGGTCCACTCGCTGTCACTCATGCGGACTGACTCGTGCTGTGGCACGACGGCATCCCACGTCACGCGCGCCGCGATCACCTGTGCCTCGGTCGCCTCACGCGCGGCCCCCGACACCGAAACGGCGGGGATCGGGATGGCATTGGGCGCGTCGCAACCAGGCCCGCAGTAGTGCTTGGTCCGGTCCTCGCTCTGATCACGGTCTGCGTTCATGCGGTCTGCCTCCTGGCTTGGTCGGTGAGTGTCGCGAGCCGGCGTGGTCCGGCGCGTCGGGATTCGGGTGCGGCTTCGTTCGTGGCGGCCCTGAGTCGGCGCGGTTCGGGCCGGTTCTCGGGCAGGTGGGTGAAGCGTTCGACGGTGAGTTGGCGCATCAGCTCGGCGTGCGCGTCGTCAGCGGCGGTCATGGCGCGCGGCGTTCGAGCCGGTCGACGTGACGCTCGGCGGCCAGTGCGCGACCCCGCCAGTAGTCGATGTCGCTGCGGACGTTGGACAGGTCGATCGCGGACGAGCCGGTGACGGTGTCGAGGATCGGCGCCCACGTCTTGCGCAGGTGTCCCGCGACGCGATCCGAGTGCAGCCACGCGAGCACGTCGGCCTCTTGGTCATGGCGGATCGGGCATGACCACGTCGAGAATCGGGACTTGCGTTGGAGGATCGTGGTGATGGTGAGCGTCTGCTTGGTGCGCGGCTCGTCGTCCATGTACAGATCGGCGTTGTGCTCGGCGGCAGCGTCGAACCAGTCCCAGCGGTAGATGAAGTTCATGTCCTCGTCCTGCGCGTCGAGGTTGGCGCGCAACTCCTCGAACGAGTCGAAGGCCTCGGAGTAGGAGCCCTCAGCGGCGTAGTATGGGTGGTCGATCTCCCAAAGTCGGGGCTGCTCGCTCATGGCTGGGACTTCCTTTCGGCTCGGGCTCGTGCGATTGCGCGGTCCCTGGTGTTGGTCGGGTCGGTGGTGCGGTGGGGGATCTGGGCGCGGACTGCTGCGATGCCGGCTGCTGTGTCGGCCTCGGCGGCTTCGAGGGAGCAGATGCGGCAGGTGCCTAGGTCCTCTCCGACGCCGGGATGCGACGGGCACGGGCGGCTCATGGCGTGCGCCTCATTGCCGTCTTGGCTGTGGCTCGCAGCAGGCCTGCGAGCATGGCGCGGTGCATAGGAGCGGGCATGAGTCGGGGAGCACGGCGTATGACTTGCGTCGCCTGCCCATTGGTCAGCATTAGGCCCCACCCGGCTGGTAGGTCGTCGCGCACGATCGTCAGATCGGGGACGACGAGCCACCAGCGGTCGACGAAGGGTCGGAACGCCTCAGCCTTGTCGGGGACGCGCAGTTCGGCGAGCCAGTCCGACCGAGAGACCTTGACCTCGTGGCCGTGGATCTCCATGCCTTTTGACGACCAGCAGTCGACCGCGATGGCGTCCGCGATGCGAGTTGATCCTTTGGCGCGGAGTGCTCGATCAAAGGGCACGTGCTCGGCATATGCCCAGCGGTAGGCGTCTCCCACCCGATCCCCGTACCTGACCTGCAAAGCGTCGAGCACCTCCCGCTCGCTGGTCATGCGCCCGCCTCCTGGTCCATGCGCTGTCTGAGCGCGTCTAGGTCGGTCACCACGGGCTGCGGGTGCAGCGCGCGCGGTCGTCGCTTGAGCTCGAGCCCGGCCTTGAATCCCTCGGGCATGGGCGCGGTGACGGCCTTGCACTCGGGGCAGTTCCACGCGGCTCGGGCAGGGTGCTCGGGGCAGCGGGTCGTGACGGCCGAGACGGTTGCCCGTTGTGCGTTGGTGTGCGCCCACCACGGCCCGGACTCGCGGACTCGCCCTGGCGTCAAGCTGTCCGAGTCGCAGGCAACCCACGCGAGGGCCACGGCGAGATCGCGATAGGCGCGGGTGCGCAGGTCGTCGCTGTTGGCGATGAGGGTCAGCACCGACTGGGTCGGCCACTCGGGGCGCAGGTCGTGGACGGCTTGGGCGATGCGCTCGGCGTCTGCCTTGTCGATGGTCATTTCGGCACAACCAAATCCAAGACGTTCCGGAGCTGCTCCGCGCGGTACTGCCGCTGGCCCCCTTGGTCTTGACTAATCTCTACTAAACTAAACTGCACTGTCGTGGAGTCATTCACGAGACGCTCCGAATCCATTCGGGAGCCGTTCCGGAATCGCTCCGGAATTTGGCTAGGGCGTGGTCGTTGTCGATGGCGAACGCAGTCCATGCCTCGGGCTCGTGTTCCTGGCAGGGCGCAAGCTTGGATTTCGTTGGGTGGCTTATCTTTTGGTGCTCACGCCATGACGTGACGTGGACCAAGCTGATGCCGTTGACGGCATAGGCGCAGAGCACCCGAGACATGATGAGTTCGTCGACAAACCCGCGAACCTTCCTGTCGGTTACTGAGCGTCGCCTCGGCCAGATCGCGGACTTCATGAGCGTTTCGTCGTTCTCGCCGCGTCCAAAGTCGTCGGCCCAGCACCAAATGCCGGCGAAAGTGAGCATCGCTTCGACGGAAACGGCGTTCATCGTGGCGCTCGTGAAGAACTCAGGGGCCAACATTCTCTTGCGCGCCATCAGTTGGGACCCCCGATGCGCCTAGCCGGTCCACTCGGGCGCATCGGCGTCCCAGTGCCTCGGATGCGGCGCCGAACCGTCTCCCGAGCGATGCCGTAGCGCGTCGCAATGGCCCGGATTCCGTCGCCTGCGAGGTATTCGGCGGCCATCTTCTCGGCGTCAGGGATGGGCTTGCGCTGGCTGTGGCCGTTGGTCGCGACCACCCCGGCGTGCTCCAGATGGGCCCGCGCGGACGACCATGCGCACCCAATCTCAGCGGCTATCTGGGCCGTGTTCAGGCCGGCCGCAGCGAGCTCGAGGATGCGTGCGACGTCGAGCTTGATGGCGCTCTTGGCGGGTGCATTCTTGGGCTTAGGCGCTGCCTTGGCTCGGCGGATGGCGCGCGCCTGTGCGATGGCGGCGTGGTCGACGGGTGCGGTGTGTGCGGCCCAGTCGAGTCCGCGTGGGCGGGGTGTGGCGGCCCGGTAGGTGGTGGTCGGCGGCAGGGGTACGTGCGCGCCGCAGAGGGTGCCGCCTGCGAGGGTTGAGCCGGTGACGTTCATGCGCTCGCCCTTGCTTCCTTGCGTTTGATGGCGCGTCGTTCGTTGGGGTTGGTGTCGCCCAGCACGGCCCACTCGTCGCCCACCTCGAGCGCCCACGCGAGACACGGGGCGACGGACGGGCATAGGGCGCAGTACGCCTTGGCCGCGGCCTCCTGGTACTCGTGGCCCTGCCATGACGAGCCAGGGGGCACGAACAGCTCGGGGTCGGCACGTAGGCAACGGGCCTCGTCGCGCCAGTCGTCGCCGTGGTCGGTTTCGAGCGTCGGGTGTGGCCGTGCGTTGCGCGCGTGGATCATGAGGTCACCTGAACTTTCCGTCCGGAAGGGCTTGACGTATATACACGCAAGGTGCACGATGTATATACACACCAACCCGAGGAGTCAGCATGTGGACCGCGACTGAGTTCGTACACACCAGCAAGGGCGACGTGGACCGCAACGTCATCGAGAGCACGGTCACCCGCGAGGTAGCGGTGCGCATCGTGACCGAGGCGGCCGACGCGCACGTGAGCGCCAACGGGCACGCCATCGCCAAGCGCTGGGACTACCCCGGCAAGGTCTCCATCCACTGCGAGTGCCACGACACGTTCATGGCGACCAGCGACGGAAAGGGCTGACGTGGCACTGATCCTGAGATCCCTGCGCGTCCCCGAGGATGTGTGGCGCGCCGCCATGACCAAGGCGCACGCGGAGAACACCACGCTGTCGAAGGTCGTCGTCGCGTTCCTGCGACGGTACGTGGCACGGAAGGGGGTGTGACAGATGCTGTCTGACGAAGCACGCGCATACGTGCGCGCACTGATCGAGGTAGACGAGGGTGAGAACGCCCCGAGTGACGAGGTGCTGGCAGAACTGGAACGGTTCCTATCCTGACGTGGGCATGAGGTGGTGGTCACGAGGCCACCACCTCAGCCATGTCAGCGAGCCACATGCGGCCCGTCGCGGCGCACTGGAGCGGAACGACGCCGTTACCCAGCGCCTTCAGCTCGGCGTTGCGTGCCGCGCTCTTGAGCCGATCTCCGGTGAGTACGCGCCCGCGCTTGTCGGTCATGCCCTCCCAGATGGCGGGGTTGGTGACGTGGCCTGCGGGCAGCATCATCATGAACTCGACGAAGGTCGGGGCGAGTCGTGCGCCACCCTTGGGTCCGGGCTCGGTTGGTGCGGGTGCCGCCCTGCCGAGGACGTCTTCGTGGCGGCGTATCGCGGCCTCGTACTGTGCCCAGTCTTGCGATTGGACTGCCATGGACAGCGGGGCGAACGTCGAGTTCCGACCATCACTTCGACGCAACCTCTCGTGGTACTGCGCCAACGTCCCACCAGGTTCATGGGCGGCCGGTGTCGGCAGCAACTGCTGCACGGCGCTCGGCAGCATCAGGTCGCCTGACGAACCGCGCTGGTTGGGGCCGCCCTTGGTGCCGTCAGTGGCGCGCGGGGTGGGCAGGAGTGCGGCGACAGTGCGCAGGTCCATTCCGCCGTCACCGTGCGCGCCTGCCCCGTTCGTGCGCGGCGTCGGCAGGAGTCGCAGGGCCTCGATCTCCAACGACTTGCCGTGCCCGTTGCCGTTGCCGTGCTCGGCCCGCATACGGTCCGTCCAGGCGTCCCAGGCGTCCCAGGCGTCAGGCGTCTTGCCCGCGCCCATGTCGTTGACGGCAGGCGTCGGCAGCAGGGTCATGTCGGTAGCGTCAACACGAACGTGTTGAGGGGCAGACTGTTCCTGTCGAACTGGCTCGGCCCGCCAGTGTTCGCCCCATCCTGAGTGGTCGGCGTCGGCAGGAGTGGCCCAGACGAAGACCCGGAACCGTCCGTGACAGGCGCCGACGTCGGACGCTCGTATGCCGTACCAGCTCGCGTCATACCCGAGGCTGGAAAGGTCTCCGAGAACACGTCCGAGAGCCCGAAGAGAAGGTCGGTGCCGTGCTCGGGGATCGTCACCCACGCATCGCGGGCAGCGTCCCACTTCGCTATCGGCGCACGCGGAGTAGGCGCCCCGGACGTTCTCCCAGACGACGAGCTTGGGTCGGATGACATGGATGGCCTCTCTCATCTGCACCCACAGGTTGGAGCGGGTGCCGTCTGTCATGCCGGCGCGCTTGCCCGCATGGCTCAGGTCTTGGCAGGGTGTGCCCCCGGTGAGGACGTCGACCGGATGCACCTTGCGCCAGTCGATGGCCGTCATGTCGCCCAAGTTGGGCACGTCGGGGTGGTGGTGCGCGAGGATGCGCGACGGTGCGGCGTCGAACTCGCTGTACCACGCGAGCTCGCCGCCGAGGACGGACTGCACGCCCATCTCGAGGCCGGAATACCCAGCGCACAGGGCGCCGTATGTGAGCCTCATGTGCCCACCTCGTCAGCGGTCCATGGCACCCACGCGGACGCCTCGCACCCGGTCATGAGCAACCCACTGTCGTGACCTCGATGCGCGCGCCCGTGGGGTTGAAGCGCGACCCGTCCGAGTAGACCTTTACCGCTTGGATGCCGACGACGAGCGAGTCGTCATGGATCAGGCGCGCGCTGGTGAGTGCGTCGAGCGTCGAGCGGCATAGTTTGTCCAAGTCGCCCACTGCGCGCGACGTCGGGTAGTCCGGTGCGGACGGGCGCAGGGTTGAGGCGTTGCGCCCGGTGCCCCAATGCGACGAGGGGCGCCGCATGGTGAAGGTGATGATGACGTGCACGGGATCGGTCAGCGGGGCGGCAATCCCGCTCTCCTGCATGGCTGTCCGCGCCGCGGCCTCGACAGCGTCACGCCAGGGGCGCACCTTCTTGGACGACTCGATCATGCGCCCGTTGCCGACGTGACGCTTGCTGCCTTGCGGGCCAGGGTTGCCCTCGACCATGAAGCTGATTGAGGTGTTGGCCGGACGGCGGGGAGGGGAGGAGTCCTCATCCCGCGCGTCCGGCCCCTCGACCTCAGGCCCGTGTGGGTGCACGGATGTCGCGCCTGAGGGAGTCGGTCGGGGCCTCATTGCTGGGCCTCGTCAGCGGGCGGCTCTTCGATGGCGACCCGGCTGGCAGCGTCCGAGATCAGCGCCTCGATGACCTGCGACGCCTGACCCCTCGTCAGGTCGTTGGTGGACTCGACCGGGTGACCGATCACGCCAGCGATGTACGCGAGTCGCGCGGCCTTGCCCTCGGCTGACTGTGCGGACGTGTCGAAGCCGGCCTCGGTGAAGAGGGGGAAGATCTTGCGGCGCTGGGCGTCGGTGATCTGCTCGCCCGTCTCGGGCTCGTCGGCCACTTCCTCGGCGTCGTGGACGTCGTCGTCACTGTTGGTCTGCTGCTGCTCGTAGCCCTCAGTCGGCGCACCCGACGTCTGCACGTTGATGCTGTCTGCGGCGTTGGGACGCTGCACGGCAGCCACAGCGGCGCGCAGCGCATCGACCCCTGCCGTCTTCACGACGGTGGTTCGCTCGGGCTCGACGTCCTGCATCTCTTCGCGGGCGTACTCCATGCCGAGCACAGCCTCAGACGCGCCCATGCGGACAACCTCAGCGATGGCGCGGGCGCGCAGCATGGCGGCGGGATACTGCTTCCACGTGTCCTTGCCAGCGAGCCCAGCGGCTCGGGCCTGCTCGATCGTCCACGTTGCCTCGAATGGCTCGTCGGGGTCGTCGGCGCGGATCAGGATGGCGGTGCATGTGGTGGCGTCGCCCTTGATGCGGAGGCGGTGGCCGGCGCGGCGCACGACAGCAGCCATGAGGTTGGCAGACGGGGACGGCCTGCCGTTGACCACATAGATTTCGTACAGCGACTGCGACGGGGTGAGGTCGAGCGCCTGCCCCAGCCCCATGGCGATGAGCACGTTGGCGGGGTTGCCGCGGTATGCCGCCGGGAGCAGCGACTGCCCGCCCTTTCCGGGCTCGGGCTGGTGGACGACCGCCTGCGCGTAGGCCATCTGGTCTGCGAGGGCGAGGTCGGTGCTGGTCATGATGCTTCCTCCATGGGTTCGAGTGCTGGCAGGGAGGCGGTGCGCACGAGGGTCACGGCCTGCCCCTTCGGCTGGCGGCGAGCCAGGAACAGCCCGCTCTCTGTCTTGGCGAGACGCGCGGTGCCCATAAGGTCGAGCACGCGGGCCTTGGTGGCGTCGGCTCGCTCGGCGTGCGCCAAGTCGGTCAGGTAGCGGTGTGCGAGGTCGTCGGGGATGACGGCTACGGCCTCACGGTCGATGTCCGCGTGCACCTTGCGGATCGCGTCATACTCAGCGACGTGGTCTGACAGGGCTGGGGCCGCGTCGTCGTCGGTCAGTGAGTCGTGGAATGCCTTGCAGCGCAGCACGATTGACGCGATCAGGTCGTCGTCGCGCTCGATGATGTACTCGGCGAACTCCAGTTGTGGACGGCCGAACAGGACCGCGATGTAGGCGACCGATGCGGTCGGGTGGCAGGCGAGCTGCCACATGGCTTGGGCCGCGTAGTAGGCAGGCGCCTCGTCAGTGCCGGGCGTGCCCCAGTCGTCGGCGCTGGCCGCCGTCTTGGCGTCCATGACGAACGCGTTGCCGTGGCCGTCGTCCATGCCCATGGCGTCGGGCGTGGCGGCACCCCAGTTGGAGAGCGTCAGTCGTGGCTGCTGCGTCAGGTGGATGGGGTCGCCAGCGGCCAGCCCGTGGCGGTCGGCCCACCATGCGAGCACGCCGCCTTCGAGGTAGTGGCCGCGCGACTTGGCGTCAGCGTTGTTGCCGTCCTCGCTTGGGAGATCGCCGCGCATCTTGTGCCACGTCGTGCGCGGGCTGTCCCATGGGCTGAGTCCGAGGATGGCCGCGACCTTACTGGCCGTGACGAGCCGCACCCACTCGGGGCTGCCGGGCTTCATGCGCCACCATCCATGCGTCGTCCGAGCCAGCGTGCCGCCTTGACGCAGCCCTGCCAGGCCCACAGCAGCACGACCAGCATGAGCGACCCGTAGAGCCAGAGGCCGCCCCATTCGAGAGCGTTGAGGGTCGGCATCACGCACGCCCCTTAAGCCAGTCGAGCAACTTGCCCCAGCAGTCTTGGCACAGGTCGGCCTTCTCCTCGGCTTGCAGGATTCGGTCGTCAGCGCGGTTGCTCGTGGGGCTCTTGATCTGGGTGCCGGATACCACCGCAGTGCGCGTCACGGTCGTGGTCTCCGTGGTGCGGACCGCGCCCCAGAACTGCGTCCATTGGATGTTGTCGATGACGGGCACAGGGTTGCCGCAGCGGGTGCATGGCGTCTTCATCGCGCACCGCCTGCACAGGGGCATAGCGGATGATCCATGCACGGCGGGTCACAGCGCACGACCTGCAGCCCCGTGCGGACCTTGACGCCTGAGACGCGACGGCGGCCCTTGGGCTCAACCCACTGCACAACGATCGTGTCCGAGGCCAGGAAGATCCGCACCGACGAGACGCCGTCGAAGCCGAGCCCGAGCAGTGCCAGCGCGTCGGTCACTTGCTGCCGGGTGACGCTGACAGGGGGTGCGGTGGTGGTGAGCTCACTCACGGGACACTCGGCTCAAGGGCCGCGAACGCAGCGGTGCAGGATGCGCAGGCGCAGGAGTGAATACCGCCCGAACCGAGGCCCACGAACGTGCCGGGCTCGACCACTGGCGTCACCTTCTGCTCGCCCGTGCGGTGCTTGTCGACCCAGCCCGGCACGAACGTCTCGCGCAGGATGCTCGGTCCGTGGTCGAGGCCGTGGCATCCGCACGGGATGACCCTGCTCGTGGCGCAGGACTCGCCCGCGCCGCCGCGTCCGTGGTTCTCGCGGGCGTGCCCGCACTTGCAGATGTGGGTGAAGTGGCTCATGACCTGTCTCCTGCTCGGGATTCGCGGGCGAGCGCATCGCACTCGGCTTCGGTCGTGCACGGACGCCAGACGGCCCCGTGCTGGTGTTGGCACTGCGCCTGCCACTCAGGGCCGGGCTCGAAGTGGTTGATGTACCCGTTGGCCTTGATCCAGCCGGCCGCGTCCTTCTCGGAGTCGCGCCAGATCCACAGGTCGCCGTTGGGTTCGAGCACGGCGGGGTAGATGACGCCGTAGGTGACGTAGTGGTCGCGATACTCGCCGTCGATGCCGTCAGGGTCACCGACCCACTCACGGACCTTCCGCGCACGGGTGTAGCGGACCTCGCCCGGCTGCCCATGTGGGCGTTCGTGCGGGCTGTAGCCGATCGGCTGGGCGCTCATGACGACGGCCCCCGACCTTGGCTCTTGTCGCCCGTCAGGCACTTCTCACAGGGCGTCTTGGGCGTCCCCACGCGACAGGGGAAGTCGCAGTGCTCGCACACGAGCAGCCCATGCACCGTCTCGCGCTTCGTGCTGTGACAGAGGTGGCAGCGCGGGGCAGTGACACTCATCGCACACCTGCCTCGGTGCGCACGTCACGCTCGGGGTGCGTCAGACGGTCAGCGAGCACCGACGCCTCACGCTGGGTGGAGTACGTGTCCGCGATAGTGTGATCGGGCAGCTCGACGCGCCAGGGCTCGGGGTTGGCCGGGTGCGTGCGGTCCTTGGTGACGTGCAGGTTGCCGGTCATCGCTGGGCCTCCGCGTCGAGTGCGTCGGCATAGTCCCGGGCGATCTGGGCGGCAGCGGGGTTCTTGCCCAACGACTGCGAGTCAGACATCTCCCGCCACAAGTCCGCGTCGCTGATAGCCTGCCGCTTGACCGCGATCTCGTCGTCGGCCAGCACGCGGATCGGCTCGACCTTGACGACCATCTCCTCCGCGAGTTGTCCGCGTCCCCGACCGTCGGCGTTGAGCGCGGTGACCCACTTGCCGCCGCGCCGAACTGCCCCGAGATGGACCGTGGTGACGCCGAACCCAGACTCAGGCCGCCTCCCAGTGGTGACGTCGGCCTGCATGCCCTCGGGGTACTCGGGCGGCAGGGCTCGGGTGATGGCGCGGACAGCGTCCGCCGTGTCGCCTGTGATCATGGCCGCCTCCCACGCCTGAGCCACGACCATGCGCCACTGCGCCTCGGTCAGCTCGACGGCGATCTTCTTGTCGCTCATGGTCCGTTCACTCCCTCTTCCAGTCGGCGCACCGCGTCGGCACTCAGCGACTCCAGGCGGGCCACGATGTCGAGCAGGCCCAGTTCGTTGAAGCACGTCTTGGCCCGCAGCAGGTGTTGCAGCCCCGCCTCGTCCATGGGCAGGACGTCGCGCACCTGCACGTTGACCACGGCACCGCGACGGGTGCCGCTGGTGACGGTGGCCCACACGGTTGCGCTGTCGCAGGACTCGGGCTCAGTCAGGCGCAGGGTTGCCCCGGTGCGCATGTGCATGACTCGGGCGCCGGCCTTGAGTGGGGCGATGGTGGCGGTCATGACGCACCTGCCAGGATCAGGCGGGCGAGCGGCATGAGCGCGTGGTCCAGAGTGCGCCCGTCGACCTCTGCGTTCTCATAGTCGGTGGCTAGGTGCTCCAACAGGTCAGCGAGCAAGGAGCCGACGCCGGGGTGCATGGCCGCAATGTAGGTGGCGTCCTCGTTGCGCATCCGCCCGTACTCGTCGGAGTCGGTGACGACGGCGTAAGGGAACCCGTCGTCCTGCAAAGCGGCGGTGTTGATGCCGTGCGGCCACGTCACCCCGGTGCGGCGGTGAGCGTGCGAAAGCATCTGCTTGCCGTTGATGCTCCGGTTGCGCTCGTTGGCTGGACCTCCGTCGACGCAGGCGCAGTGGGTTGCTCCTTGGATGTGCCAGTGATGCCCGCGCTCCCATGGTCCGGGCGTCGCAGCCTCGGCCCGCTCGCGCAGCACCTTCGCGGCACGGCGCAGTTCGTCGGCGCTCATGACCCGCTCCCGTCGCTGGGTGCGGGCGCCACCAGTTCGCGGCGTGCCTTGGCATCGGACTCGAGCTCAGCCGTCCGCTCAGCCAGGTCAGGTGCGGCGGCCCGGTCGAACGCTGCGTGCGCCTCAGCCAGTGCCACACGCGCCGTGTCGAGGTAGTCGACTGTGCGCATCATGAGTCGGCCCTGCTCGGGAGTGCAGAGTCCGGGTCGCACACCTTGCACGGCATGACACCGTTCGCCTTGGCCTCGTCCAAGTCCTCACGGAAGCGACCCTCGGCCCAGTTCCACGGCAGGCTCTTGGCGCCGACGAGACGGCAAGAGGCGCGGTGGTAGCGGTCACCAGTGCGCGACCTACGCAGGATAGTGTCGGCATCCATCCTGCCGCTCATGGTGCCGTCTCCACGAGGACGCGGTTGAACAGTGCGCGCGCCTCACCAACAGCGGCCTCGAGCTGACTCACGGCGTCCGGGATGCGTGCCTGCGTCTCGACGATGGTGCGCTCAGCAAAGGCGAGCTTTGCGCGGGCCGCACTGGACGCGATGCACGCGTCGTCGCGGATGGCGTCGATGGTCGCGATGCGGGCATTGGCTGCGTCGAGATCCAGGGCGAGGTTGTAGTTGTCGACGCTCTTGTCCCAGATGTCACCCAGCGCCTCATCACGCTCGGCGCGGGTCTCTATCAGGTCGGCCCGCGTGATCGCGAGCGTGACAGCCAGCACGACGATCAGCGCCACGAGGATGAGCAGGACGGCGGTCATGACGGGTCCTCAGCGATGACCTCGATGGGCGTCGTCGTAACCATGTCCTCAGGGATGACGATGACGACCTCGGGCCGCAGCGGCAGGAACGCTGCGTCAGGGATCCGCACGGTCAGCTTGACGAGGGCCGTGCCGCCCTTCTGACGGGTGGGCCGCTTCTGCGTCAGCGCGGCGGCCTTGATGCCGCGCAACGACCGGGTGCCGTCATGCTGCACGTAGCCCGACCACTCGGGTTCGATCTGGACGAAGAACTCCGCGTCGTGGTTGCTCATGCGAGCCCACCCCGGACAACCTTGCGGCCACGGCGCGGCGTGGTGCGGACGTGCGGCACGTTCGGCGTGCGGGTGAAGATCATCCAGTCAACAGGCTTCCCACCCATGACACCGTGGCGTCGCTCCTGACGGGTGATGCCCGCGTGGATCACGAGCGGGACGAACGTTCGAGATGGTGCGCTGAGAACTGACTTCGGAGTGCTGGCGTGGTGAGCCATTTCCGGTAACCTTTCTACTGAGTGAGTTGACCCGGTCGCGCTTGTCGGTGAGGCCGGGTCGCTTGCTGTCTGGTCTGGGTGGGGCGGGACCCTCGGGGGGATAGGCCCCGCCCCTGACCGAGTGGGGTGATCTCGGTCGTTGAGGCCACTGGACGCCGTCCCCCTCCACGAAGACGGAGCCCAGCGGGGTTCTAGGGAGCGTGCGTCAGGTGGGACGTCATGCTCTTGGCCAACTCCTGCCGCCACCCGCTCGCGTCCACGAAGTCACGCAGCCGATCCTCAGCACCCTCGGCCAAGTCCTGTCGACCCGTCCAAGCGATGAAGTCACGGACGATCCACGACGCCGCACTGCTGTCTGGGTCAGAGAGATCGAGGTGCGAGTAGTCGAGCGTCTCGGCAGGAGTGGTGTGCCCGAGCTGCATCGTGGCGGCCACCGCGTTGAGCAACGCAGCCCCGATGAGGGCGAGGTCTATGGTCGTCGGCAGGGGCACCGACGCGGGCTCGTAGGTGGTCATGCCGTCTTCCTCTCGACGGCGCCGGCCAGAACCCAGCGGCGCAGCTCGTCGGCCGCGATCAGCGGCTTCTTGATGGCCCGCCCCTCGACCGTCGGGTAGTGGGCCTCGAGGTCCCCGGCGTTCCACGCACGCCGGATCGTGTCCTCGCTGACGCCCGTTGCGAGTGCAGCGCCTTCGAGGTCGAAGGACACGGCGGCGATCGAGGGCTTCATGCGACTGCCCTCTGTGCCTCGGCGACCTCGACGAGCGCAGCGATCAGGGCTGGGTATGTGCCCGGTCCGATGGCGCGCTCGCCGTTCTCGAAGCGCGACAGGTGGCTCTTGCTTATGCCGGCGCGAACCGCGAGCGCGTCCTGCTTGACGCCAGCCAGCACTCGCAGCCGCTTGAACGTCGCACCAAGCGCACCAGCGTCCGGAGGGGGTGGGGAAGGGGTCATGACTTCGACAGTACGCAGTTGCCGCAACTCGCGCAAGCATTTACGTAAGTAAATTCGTAGTCGTCTCACTCATCGTGCGCGGGTTGTATCAAAGCCCCACCCCGGTGCTCTGTGTTGCGTCAGGCTTGGGTAGTTTGAGTCGGCCCTAGATGAGAGTGAGGCTCAGGAAATGGACGCAGAGACCCTGCAGGCATTCGGCAAGGAGATCAAGCGGCTGCGCGAGGTGCGCCCGCGCATCACGATCCGGCAGGTGGCCGAGGCGGCTCAGGTCGCGCCCAACACCGTCAGCGCCGTACAGGCAGGCACTGGTGTCGACGACTCGCTCGAGAAGGTGCTGCGCGCCATGGAGACACTCGGACGCCCGGTCACGCTGGCATGGCCCGAGAGGACCGTCGAGGCCAAGCCATACCCTCACCCAGCCGACGTGATCGGCGACCTCGTGAAGTCGATCCTTCGCGCCGCCCCGCCCGACGAGGCGACTCAGCTCGAGGCTGACATCTGGGCCATCGTGCGCAACCGACCGGAGCAGATCTGCGAGCGGCTCGGGTGGCGCCGGGAATAGTTGCCCCGTTCCATACCCTCTGTCCGGCCTGCGGCGTATCGTCGGCTGGATCCCCCGGTTCGCGCCACCGCCTCCATATCATCCCGGCGCCACCACTCGAGGGGGGCGATGCTGGGAAGTGGACCTATGGCCAGGGGTTGTGAAGTTCTGTACGGCGCCGAAACGGCAGACGCGATGCAGTCGGAGTTTGAGCGGGTGGAGGGCGGCCCGTGCCCCTGCCGGATGGGTCAGCCGTGTCCGATGATCCCTCGGGGCGTCACGTTCACGACGATTCCAGTGCGCGAGGCTCCCGCTCCTGCGGCGTGAGCGCGAGGCCAAGCGTGGCGGCGAGGCCGTCGAGAGCAGCCCGCGTCTTGGTGTTGTTCACGTGGATGTAGGCGCGGCTCGACAGGATCGAAGCGTGGCCGAGAATCTGCGTGATCGTCTCGTCGTCCACGCCGGCCTCCTTGAGCAGCGTCGCCGTCGTGTGCCGGGCCTCGTACAGGTCGTAGCGTCGGCCCTCGATGCCGTCGACCATGGCCACCTGCGTGGCATCCGTCAGTGCCACCCAAGCGTCGCGGTCTGCCGTGTCCGTCTGTGGCCTGCCGTCCGGCCGGGGCCAGACGAGCCCGTGCGGGGACGATGGCCCCACCTCACGCCACGCGGCGAGCGCGGTGGCCATCCACGGCACGAGTGGGATGATGCGCTGGCCTCTGGACGTCTTGGGGCGCACGAGGTGCAGTGCGCCGTCGAGCTGCCGCGCGACGTAGCCAGTGGGGACACGGAACCCTGACGCTCGGTCGTAGCGTGTGCGGTACGGCAGCGGCTTGAGCTGCCACGACACGTCGAGCGTGGCCGCCTCGAGGTCGACACACGCCCATGTCAGCCCAAGGCACTCTGCCGGGCGCATCCCCTGTAGGAGTGCGGCCACCCACCGGGAGGCGTCGGGCCGGCGCGTGGCGGTCTCCAGAAGGGCAAGCGCGTCGAGCAGTGGGAT